GCCCGTTAGATCTACCATTTTTCCTCTTTAGTTCTTTTTCTAATAAAAATTCTATAACTTTTTGCACACTTACTGGCACTTCGAACCTGTTTTGTGCTAGACTTAAAAGTTTTGCGTGAGTGTCCGTGGATACGGACACTGATTTAAATTTACTTATATCAGGCATTAATTACCTCCTTTTCAAATTTTTCACCCTCTGATTGATATTCTTTACTTAGCATTGTTACCAAGTCATTTAAATGATCCCATTTATAAACGGCGCTTTGATTTTCCCAACCTTTATCAAACTTAAGGTTTTCTACGCCATCGTCCTTAACTGTAAATGTTATTGTATGTTTCATTTTATCTCCTTATCTCTGTTTAAATTAGATTTTGATCTTACGCGACCAAGTATTTCGCTCATGAAACCGTAGTGAGGATCCGCTATTGAAAGCGCTTCTTCGCTAGTAAACTCAATGCTTAAATTAACTTCGTCTCCAAACTCTTCCTCAGTGTAATCAACATATTTATAAAGCATATTTTCTGACACATCCTTAAAAGGTGACTCGCCTGCATAACTAGCAGGATATCTTTGTATTTTATCTAATTTGGTTATTTTATCTTTCCAAAATTTAATCCAAGTGGACATTTTTATGTCATCAGGTTTCTTGTGTATTCTGTAAGATACTTGTTTTGTTTTTATTAATTCCATATTTTTCCTTTATTGTGTTATTATATGGGATAATATAGTGCAAATATAATATTTGACAATAGTTTATTTTAATTTATTTTATAAGGATCTTCACACCTTTCAATTGCCTGCTCGTCTCATTCTGAGGCGGGCAGCTATTACTTAGCAATTTTATATATTTCATCTAAATGCATGAATTGTATTTTGCCGTTGATCAATTGTTTATATTGATGCCCGCAGGACAGGCATTTAAACACTCTGGAGTCTCTCTTCTCAGACAAGCGTATGAAGGGCACGTAATTATTACAACCATCACACACACCTAGTGTGATCTCAGCTAAATCATCCTTATCATATTTCATTTTTTATTTCTAACTTGTTTGAAATATATAGCCGTTAATACTGTCATTGTAATCACCCCTGCATGAGCAAAAGCAGATATACCAAAAGCATAAATACTTTCTACTATATAAATGCCAAACACAGCAGACCACATCCATGCAAGAACTTGCATAGACATAAATTTAACTTGAAACGGCAAATGTTTCAAAGCGTTAGTTTTTATATTCATTATTGAATCGTAAGCGTCCTTCATTTTATATCACCCCAGCTATCTCCTTTTTCAAAATCTACTTTGTTCGGGACCTGTAACTCAACCGCTTGCTCCATAATATCAATAATTTTTTCTGACTCCTGTAAGCTTGCCACTGAGATATCAAGTTCATCATGAATTTGTACATGTGGTATTACTCCTTCCTGGTACAACGCTAACATAGATTGCTTTGTCATGTCAGCAGCTGACCCTTGTATTAGTTTGTTTAGTGCTTTGTATGTGAAAGCGCGTTTAATCCCCGGTCCATGCTCCCTGAGTGCGTCTGCGTGCTTCAGTGGTTTCTTAATGCCGAAACCATGTGGCTCCCAAAGATCAAAGTGACACAAACGTCCACCGATCGTTCTGATTTTACCACTGTCATCTGCTCGTCGCGATACAGCCTCTGATAACATTTTTACAAAAGGCGCTCGCTGGTGATACGTTTTTAATAATTTTTCTGCAGCATCTTTCATCAGTCCTAGCTCTGCCATAAGTTTGTTCTTGCCCATGCCATACATGATACCTAAATTAATTGTCTTTGCTTGTTTACGATCTATGCCTGCCATGTCAGCAATCATCTGGTGAAAGTCTGCACTGCCACTCCTGTATTCATCCACGATTGTGCCGGTGCCTTCTAGTTTCATCAGTGATGCAAAGTGCACTAAAATTCTTGGCTCTTGTTGGCTGTAGTCAAAGCAACCCCAGGTGTGTCCCTCTTCTGGTATGAACAAACTTCTAATCAACGGTCCAAGATGCTTGTGTCGTGCTGGTATCTGCTGGAGGTTTGGATTGTTGTAACTAAATCTACCTGTCACTGTGCCGCCTTGATCTGATCGTATCTGATTTATTTCTGCGTGTATGCGGCCGTTGTGTTCGTGTTTAAGTATCGTATCGATGAATGTCGTATTTGCTTTGTTAATCTCTCTTGCTTCGTTAATTAGTTTGGGGAGTTCTGCTGGGTGTGTTGCTAAAAAATTTTTCGTAAAACTTGGTGCGCCTTTGTCTGTTCTGTCATAAGGTATCTTTTCTTTTTCAAAAGCTTTGGCAATAGAAGCTGCAGCCCATATCTCTACGTCAAAACCTGCAATCTTATTTATATCTTGTAATAAATTTTTCTCTGTTTCTTGTAGCTGTGCCTTGACAGACATAGCTTTTTGTACATCTACGCGCACACCCTTAAATTTCATATCGACTAAACATGGAAACAAATTCGTTTCTAAATTAAACACGTCCCACAGATCTTGTTTTGATATTTCGTGTTGTAACGCATGCCACAACTTCAATGTAATCTCTGCATCTTTTTCTGCATACTCACCAACAAACGGTGCAGGCAGTCTCCACATCTCTGCTTTTGGATTGACACCAAAATCTTTTGCAGCATCTTGTAAAAGTTTTTCATTCTTACGCATGCCAATATAATCTTTACCAACAGAATCCAGTGTGTAACTAAATCTGTTTTCATCAATCAAACTTGCAGCGATCATTGTGTCAATGATGCCACCGTTTATTTGAAAACCCATCGATCTTATCCATGACACATCGTACATGGCGTTGTGAAATATTTTTGTAGAAGTCGTGTGTAAAACTTCTTCGAACCAATCTAAGACTAATGCGCGGTCCATGTTCCCACCACCTTCGTGCGCGATAGGAAAGTAGCCGGCCCAGCCTTCGACCGCAACGGCAATGCCAACTACTTCCCCGTCCCTTCTTACCGAACCTGATCCCATTGTTATCAGGTTTGGATCTCGTGTTTCTAAGTCAATCGCAATCTCTGAGTGACTAGATAAATCTGGTAATCTGTCTGGAGGCACCCATTCAGTCTCTGGCGTGAATAGTGGTTGTTGTAGTGTTCTCATTAGTTATTTGTTTCGTAGTTACGTCCCATTAAACTTTTGTTTTTTTCTTTTTTGTAATAATTTTCTGCTTCTCTAATTATTTCTTTTAACATTGTGCTGTTACACCAAGGCTTACCACAAATATGGTTTACCCAATCTAACATTCGAGCTCCTGGATTAGAGTCATCATAAAATAATTCAATATAATAATCACCACCATCTTTTAATTCTTGTTCTGTTGGTTTTTCAAATCTTGGATTAAAAAAAATGTTTAAGGCATAAGCTTCTTTATCTTTTGTTGGCCAAACATATCTTGGGTAAAAATATTTATCCATATCTGTTGCAGACTCAATACCCATAAATCTACCACCAATTTTTTTTGGAATTTTTCCGGTTAACTCCATCCAATACTCATCAGAGTTATTAGTAACTTCTTTACCGCTTTCGATAAATTTTACTTTGTTTCTGTTCTCACCATAACGATTGTCAAATTCTTCATTCATTTTAATAATCCCTTTCTATAATCATATCTATAAAGTGTTTTGCTTTCTCGAGGCTCTCTTTGCCTCCCTTATCTTGATGTCTTACAATATATTTTATAGCTGATCCCTCAGCAAATAACAACTTGTTTTTATTGATAAATTCGCTAGGCTGTATCTTATATTTTTTGTAATGACTACCCCCAACCTGTGTTTTGTACGCACTCATTTTTTACCTTTCATGTATTTTTTGTACATATCGCCTCTCGTTACTTCGGCAACTTTGTCAAAAAACTCTTCGTTTGTCATGTCAACTTTCATTGCATTTATTCTTTCATCTAGAGGTTGACAGTTTTCTACATTATTAGGTCCTCCTCTTGCTGCTGGTAAAATGTGATCTAAATTACACGCATAGTGATGCCCTTTAGGAACCATCACAGAAACTTTTCTGCCTGTAATTTTACATGCTACCCACGGAAAAGAATAACCTTTTTCATCTTTACCGTCGTATGGCCATAAGTGTTTGGCCAGTTGCTCTCTTCTAGTTTTCATATCTAGTCCTTTCGTTGAATTTTCTTTATCTTTGTGAAAACCTCTAACTTTATAATCCCAAGTTCTTTCAGGTCTTTTGTTTGTTAACGCTTTATCCCTTTTGGTATCCATCGCTTTATCCCAAAAGTGATCTACCTTAAGTTGAAAGTGATCTCTTCTTTTTTGCATCCTAGCTCGTGTTTTTTCTTTTTGACCCTTGCCATAGTGATAAGAAAGCGTTGACTTGCTCAACTTAAACTTGTGCGCTAGATTTTTGTAACTCCATCCTTTTGCTCTCCATCTGTCAATTCTGTCCCACACTTCTGGATCGAGTCTGTTAGCTGTCGTTCTTTTTTTAGTCATAAAATATAAGCTCTTTCATAATTTTTTGGTTCCAATATATGCAAAGCTTTCTTTGCACGAGTCACTGCTACGTAAAAAAGACGATGTAATTCATCTGGATTAATATCGTTGTGATCAACAGCAGACTTAGTAATATCAGGTAAAAGTAATACATTGTCGGCTTCACCTCCTTTAGCTCCATGTATTGTTGATAAAGTTATGCGTGGGTTTTGTTTAAAACTTTCTTTGTTCGCTAGCATATTACGAATATAGTTTTCTGTGTTGGTATCCAAACCTGCAAACGCTTTGTACCAAACATCTTGTGTTTGTAATCCGTGGTTCTCGATGCACTCTTCGATGTAGTAACCCTCTTCGTTATCATCCATTGTTTTACCTTTTTGATAACCTTTGATCACGTTAGTCCCAAGATAAGAATAAATATTTTTTATTGATGCGACCGGTAATAATGTTTCACTTTTTCTCCACCTTTCCCACGTTTGTATTGCAAGAAGTAAATCTAGTTTGACAGAGTTTTTTGTTTTGTGTGAATAGTACCAACCTTGTAATTCACACAAGTCTTTTATGTCATCAAGAAAATGATTGGCTGATGACAACACCAACCACTCACCTTGTGACATGTCCACCTGTGTAACATCAGAGTATCTTGTTAAGTCACCCATC